AGCTTTACACATACGAACTCAACTGCGAACTTGTAGATCGTCTCGGTACTATTGCTACGGGTAATACGGAAATCGACGCTATCGGTACTCTTTACGATCCGGATATCCTACAGTACCAGATCAAACTAGAAACCGGAAACGGAACTGGTTCGATACTCAACGAAGACGGCGAATCTATTTTGTGGGAATACAGAATCGAAACACAAGACGCTTTGGCTAATAACGAATACTTCACCACGAAATCGTTTGACTATCTCGACTTTAGCGAACGTAACCCATTCTCTGAAGTGGATAGATACTAATGTTTGGATCACAGTTTTATCATCAGTCGCTGCGTAGATATGTTATCATGTTTGGTAATATGTTCAATGATATTGTTGTTCGTCGATATGATTCAGCCAATAATAACATAAGCGCCATTGCTGTTCCTCTCGCGTATGGCCCTAAAGAAAAGTTCCTAGTTCGTACCACACAAGATCCCGACCTGAACCAACCTGTTGCCATTCAGTTGCCTCGTATGGCTTTCGAAATGACGACGCTCAATTATGACGGGCAGCGTCGTCTCGTTGGTTCTAATCGTAACGTCAAGGTTACTACAACTGACGAAGATAAACTGGACTATAACTATATGCCAGTTCCGTATGATCTACAGTTCAATCTGTACGCATACGTGCGTAACGCGGATGATGGCGCACAGATTCTTGAGCAGATTGTTCCATACTTTGGTCCCGAGTGGACTAATAGTCTTCGAATCATAGAAAAAACTGGAATAACGATAGACGTACCTACAGTGTTAAATACAGTCTCGATTGAAGATACATACGAAGGTGATTTCAATACCCGTAGAGCTTTGATATACACATTTGACTTTACTGTGAAAGCTTATTTCTACGGTCCTACTCGTCGTCAGGGAGTTATCAAACGCGCTCAAATCGACTTCGGTATCGTTACTGCGAACTCAGGAAACAGAATTACTCTCGACGATGTTGCTCGTACTGGTCGCAGTTCGCGCATCGTTATCACTCCCGGATTACTTGCAAATGGTAGCCCAACAACTAACAGCGCCGCATCTATATCATACAACCAAATCGAAGCAACAGACGACTATGGATTCTGCGCAAACACATTTTTCTATACTGATGGTAAGAAATATAATCCTGTGACTGGAAGTGATCAATGATTAATGATAAAACGAATTTCGAAATGAGCGTAGAAAATGCACTAGGATTACCTAGTTCAGCGCCCATGATACAACCATTAGCACCAATAGAGGTGGATCCTAATGCGGACATTGATGACGATTTTGCTAAGGTTAGAAATAACCTTCACCAGATTATTCACAAAGGCAACGATGCACTCGAAGAGGCGCTCATGGTTGCGAAAACATCAGAACACCCACGCGCATTCGAAGTCGTCGGGCAGCTTATCAAAACAATGGTAGACGCCAACAAAGATCTACTGGATATTCAGAAGAAATTAAAAGAGCTTAAGAAATCGGATGATCCTAGAGCTCCTACTCAGAATATCCAAGCTGAGAATGCTATTTTCGTGGGAACATCAGCCGAGCTACAGGCATTGATTAATGGGCGTAAGTAATGGCTGTCAAGACATATCTAGGTAATCCTAACTTAAAAGCTGTTGGTGTCATACATCAATACACAAAACACGAAGCAGACGAATATATCAAGTGCGCTAGAGACGTAGAGTACTTTGCTCGTAATTACGTCAAGATCGTTAACGTGGATCTTGGTCTTATGCCATTTAATATGTGGGACTTCCAAGCGAAGATGCTCCACACATTCGCTAACAATCGCTTTTCTATCTGTAAGCTTCCTCGTCAGGTCGGTAAGTCTACGACATCGGTTGCGTATATTCTTTGGTTAGTTCTTTTCACAGATCAACAGAACGTTGCTATCCTCGCGAACAAGGGAGCGCTCGCGCGAGACCTGTTAGCTAAACTCCAGCTGGCATACGAATATCTTCCTAAGTGGCTACAGCAAGGTGTTGTTACTTGGAATAAAGGTAACATCGAGCTTGAGAACGGTTCTAAGGTTCTAGCTGCGGCTACGTCATCAAGCGCCATCCGCGGCGGTTCGTTCAACCTGATTTTCCTTGACGAGTTTGCTCACGTTCAGCGAAACCTAGCCGATGCGTTTTTCGCTTCAACCTATCCTACGATTTCATCTGGTAAGACAACCAAGATTATTATCGTGTCGACTCCACTCGGTATGAACCATTTCTTCAAGATGTGGACAGATGCTAGTGAGGGTCGTAGCGAATACATCCCAATCGAAATTATGTGGAACGACGTTCCTGGGCGTGATGAAGCTTGGAAACAGCAGACTATCGCTAATACTAGCGAAGAGCAGTTCCGTCAGGAGTTTGAGTGTGAATTTATTGGTTCGTCAAGCACGCTCATACACCCAATGAAACTGCGTGAGCTGACTTGGACTACACCAATAAAAGACAAATGGGGTTTAGACATTCATAAAATGCCTGATGCTCGTAGGGCATATATTGGTGTGTTCGACGTTTCTGAAGGCGTAGGTAATGATTACTCGGCGCTCTCGATTATAGACGTGACAGAGTTTCCATACAAACTAGTTGCCAAGTATCGAAGTCGAGAAATTACGCCACTAATGTTTCCTGATGTTATCTATCGTTTCTGTAAATTCTACAACAACGCATATGTATTAGGCGAAACGAATAACATCGGTCAGCAGGTCGTCAACTCTTTGTTTATGGACCTTGAATACGAAAATGTTATAGCCACTTTTTCCAAGAACAAAAATATCAAGGTTGGTGGCGGATTTAGCACTCGTTCCGCTTTCGGTATTCGAACAACCAAATCAGTTAAGAAAATCGGTTGTTCAAACTTAAAAACAATCATTGAAAGTGATAAGTTGCTTATCAATGATTTTGAAACTATTGAAGAACTTACGACTTTCGTTGAAGATAAAGATACTTACAAAGCCGAAGAAGGTTGTCATGACGACTTAGCTATGACTTTGGTTCTTTTCGGTTGGCTTATCACCCAACCATATTTTAAAGATCTAACAAATAACGATATTCGTCGTAATTTGGCTAACGAAACGATGAAAGACGTTCATGATGATTTACTGCCTGCTGGATTTATTGACGATGGCGGTTCGCAGCATTCTATGGAAGACTCTTTTAATGATGGTCTTGATGGCATGAATTTATGATAAAAGTGCCGTTTTTATAAATAAAACGAGCAGAACTTAATGTGCGAAGAATTACTTCGTTTTATAAAAAGGAGATGAGTCCAATGGCTTTTCAAGTTTCTCCCGGCGTAAATGTTAGTGAGATTGATCTCACAACAATCATTCCGGCCGTATCTTCATCTACTGGAGCTGTTGTGGCCCACACTAAATGGGGTCCTGTTAATCAGCGTGTGTTAGTAGATAACGAAACAACGTTGCTTAACAATTTCGGTTTCCCTAATACAAATACTGCGCCTGATTGGTTCACTGCTGCGAATTTCCTATCTTATGGCAATTCTCTGTATGTCGTTCGCGCTGTTCGTGCTAATACGAGTAGTACAGATTCTGTTTGTGCTCGCAATGCTACGACAAATTCAGCAAATACGAAAGTTCTTATCGTTAAGAACGAAGAACAATACGATAATCTATATGCCACTTCTGGATTGACTGGTGTAGGTTCGTTTGTTGCTCGTTATGCTGGCGATTTAGGCAACTCACTTCGTGTTGCTGTTTGCCCAACCGCAAACGCTTACGAAAGCACACTAACTGGTAATTTCACATTCACTAATAATTCTATAAATGTAACAACAGCTTCGAATCAATCAGCTAAGGTTATCGTTGGTGACATTATTTTATGCGGACCAGATAAGCAGCAGAATAAGGTTGCTTCTGTCAACTCTACAGCTATCGTTCTTCAGACCAAATACTCTGGTAACACAGTAACTATTAGTGGTGCTTCTCGTCGTTGGGAATTCCATTCTAACGTACCGAATGCTCCAGGAACATCAACTTCTGTTGCTCGCAATGGAGGTCTGAATGACGAACTTCATGTCGTAGTTGTAGACGAAGACGGTCGTTTCTCTGGTGTTTCTAATACAATTCTTGAAGTATTTCCTAATCTTTCCAAAGCCGCAGCTGCTACTGATGAAGTAGGAAATAATGTTTACTACAAAAATTATATTCATCAGAATTCTAAGTATATCTACTGGATGGCACACCCAACTGGTTGGACAAATGTTGGTTCTACATATACAACAGGTAGAAATTTTGGTTTAGGCACACAAAATGCTACGAATACTTCTTTTACTCAAGGTAAAGACGGAAATCTTCCTCGCGAAGCAGATTACATCGCAGGATATAATATGTTTAGAAACGCAGAAGAAGTAGATGTATCTATTGTTCTTGGTGCTTCTTCAACTGCAACTCGTGCTATCCATATCATCAATAACATCTGCGAATATCGTAAGGATTGTATTGCTGTTCTATCTCCTCGTCAATCTGACGTTGTTGACAACAGTGGTTATGCTGGTTCAGAAGTAGATGATATCGTAGCTTATCGTGATTCTCTACCATCAACTTCTTATGCTACCATGGACTCTGGTTGGAAATATCAGTATGACAGATATAGCGATCTATATCGTTACATTCCTCTTAACGGTGATGTTGGCGGCACAATGGTTCGCACTGACCTAGAACGCGATCCTTGGTGGTCTCCAGCTGGTTTCAATCGTGGTCAAATCAAGAATGTAATTCGTCTTGCTTATAGCCCAGGTAAAGCAGACCGCGATGCTCTTTATAAGAAGGGAATCAACCCAGTTGTAACATTCCCAGGCGAAGGAACTATCCTTTACGGTGATAAGACATTGCTTGCTAA